CCCGTATTTGACAAATCCCTTTAAAGGTATGGGTAAATAAGCATATGCAACGCCCTATTTGTGAGACATGTGGACAGCGTCCTAGAGCAATAAACTACTATAAGGATAAACAACCTTATTTTAGGCGTAAGTGTGAACAGTGCTTAAAACTGCATAAGCCTGTAAAGCCGTTATGGGTTGATAGTGGATACAAAGTCAAGCGAAACTGCGAGGCTTGTGGATTCAAGCCCAGCATAAGAAGCCAAGTTATTGTGTTTTATATTGATGGTAATTTAACTAATGTTGATAAAAGCAATCTCAAAACAGTTTGTTTAAACTGCAATGCTGAACTAGTTAAAACGGGATGGCGCCGAGGTGACTTAACACCTGACGATTAAGTTCAGCTAGTGTGCTGTTGTTTTCAATCACTACGTCTTTTCTGCTTTTGATCCATCGCCATTCGCTTGGGTGTATTTCTGTAGGTTCTACACCTGTGATTTCATACTTGATAAGCCACTCTGGAGTGCGACCACGTTGCACTTCCCATACTTCGCCGCCAATGTCACGCAGCATAGCAATTTCATTTTCAAAACGCACATCAGGAACTACATAGTTGCCTGGATTATCCAGTATAGTTTTTTTAAGTAGGCTTACCCAGACTCCGTCATCAAAGCCATTACGCATGCAATCAGTACCAAATAACTGAAGCACCAAACGAGGAGTGACTTCCATTTTCGTTTCATTAGTCCAAAAGTCGTCAGGCTGTTCTCTCCATTTTCTGGATTCATCTGTATCTCCTTCTAGCATTGCACGATCCCATCCAAAGATTGTGCTTACGCCATCTTTGAGCTTGTCAGCAAAACTTACTTTTTTAAATCCTTGATCGACTAGAATATCAGCGACAGTTCCTTTACCGGAACCGATCAATCCGCAAATTCCTATAATCATTTAAACCTCTTAGTTAGCCAATAATAAATGAGAGTGGGTCACTGCCGTCAACATAGTTGCGTAGTTCTTCATCGAGTTTGTCTATTTCAACTTGTGCTTCTGCTTTAAGTGCATCACCGTTTAGACTTGTACCACCTTGTGGTCCTGCAATAGTTGAAAACTTTGAACGTGCTTCGCCTAGTGTATACTTTGCAAGTGCTAGTGCATAGTCTTGGATCCAAGGACCAGCGTGTCTGTCTTGTAGCAGTCTGCTTTCTGGACGTAGGTTGTAAGTCCATAGCACAATCTGTTCACCACTTGCACTAAACTTTCTGAGCAGTGTGATCACTTTAGTAACAGGATTAAACTCAAAGTTTACAAAGCCACCAAACAGTCTTGCACTTAGTTCCTGATACTGGTAGTACATTTCATATGTTGCCATACCGCCAATACGACCACTTTGCAACAAATAAGTATTCTGAAATGCTGCTTCAAATGGTTCAAACTGCGTGCCAGTATCACTTGACCCACTGCCAACACTGCGTCTAAATGCTTGACGCACTTCTTCGATCTCATCTGGCAGTGTATACTCTTGCTGTTCAGACACAACACTTAAGAATACATATGAACTCTCATAAGCATTTTGACTACGCTGACGAAATCTTTGCACCGACTTGTCAATACAATTATCATAGTGTTCTGGATCAAGTTCAACATCCACCATTCCGTCGCCGAGACGAAAGCGAATGTAGTCTACTGTATCTGCTCTTAGTGATGCTAGTGTTGCCATAGTGTATTCCTTCTATACACTATTTATTACTTTACTGCTTTAAGGATCACAGTGTCAGCGTTAAAGCGTCCATTCATCTTTGTTTCAACACCTTTTATTTCATCTAAGAACTTACGCAACTGCACTTTGCCACTCTTGTTAAAGTCTGCTAGTTGCTGTTCTGGCTTGCGCAATGTCTTTGCTACACTTGCATTAGCATTAAAGAACTGCAGTGTAGTTCCTTTAACTTGAAACTGTTGTGCATCCTCTGCAACATACTTGCCCAGTTTGCGTGTCTTGACGTTAAACACCCAAACTTCCGTAGCACCAATAATATCCACAGGATTTATGCTGGCTACTTTATACTTTTCGTCGGTTTTGCAATACTTCATTTTTGCTACCAACTTGTCAGCACTCTTAGGCTTGGGTGATCTAGTCTTACGAGTTGCTTTGCTTTCTGCTGTAATGAGATCACAAGCACCCACGATGCCTTGGAACAGTGCAACGCCACGCTTAATGGCTGCTTTGTCCAAGTGTGCATAACCTTCACGCAAATCCTCGTCTTGTTCACGAGCAGGTTGCTGTAGCATAATATACTCTGCAAGTGGGCCTTCATAGAACGCACGAATATGTCTTGCGTGTGCTTGATTAACATTTAGTTTGCGGAACAGTTTAACAGCATCCAATCCTTTGAACTTGTCTGGATTGTTGATATAGTCATCGACTGCTTCTTCGATCTCAGCAATGATGTTGCCACTTGCTTCCTTGATACGCTCCTGAATACTAGGCACATATACATTCTTAGGCTTTTCTGCTTCTACTGCTTTAATTTCTTCAGCAATAGATTTACCTTGCTCTTCGAGATTCTCAAAGTAGCCTGTCATATATTGTATAGTAGACTCAGGTGCAGTTTGTCCTGCGTTTTGCCAATGACAAAATGTTGCAACATGACTCTTGTAGAGATTGTATTCTTTGTTTTTGAGAATAAGGCGTGCTTTTTCTTTGTCAAACACACGCTTTACATATGCCTTAACAATCGCAGCACAGTCCTTGTTGTCTACTTCAAAGTGAAAGAAGTCTCTACACTTGTTATAGTCATCCATAGGTGCCGCTGCCGCGCCGGATAGTTTCCGTCTTGCAGCAGGTGCTTTTTTACGCTTTAGCGTTTTACCTTTAAGAGCGGTCAATGCCACGGGCAAACTCCTTTTCCATTTCGTTTTCAAAGTTAGTTATCTCAAGTGATTTAAGTCTTATCACTTTGTCCAATAACTCGATTGTTTTTTCTTTTTCAACACCTGTACTTACTGCATTTCTTACAATAGTAAGTGTTTCGATATCATTTAATATTTCGTTCATACTTTCACCCATGTTTCAAAGTTTGTACCAGACCACTGATAACCGTGATGCATTTTGTAAACTTCATATGCTTGCAACACTTTAATCGTTTCATCGTTTCTATTGTCTAACCATTGAACAAGTTGTTCTGTAGTCATTCCATAAAACTCTGCACGTTTTTTCAAAATAGTCATTGCACCTTTAATACGCATTATACAACCCTCCCGTTTGCAATAATAGAAGACAACATCAAGCGAACCTGCTTCAAGCGGCTCTCTAACTTACGAATAACTTTTGCGTCATTAGTACCTGCAACTTCTTGCATAATAAACGCAGGAAGCAAACGCAACTGCCTATCAACAACTGTTTGCTGATCTTCTGCGCTAAGTGCTACAATGAAATCTTTAAATTTTGCGTTACTAACCATAATGTATCTCTCCTCAACTTCAACTTACTATATTAATATAGCACCTTTTAAGAATGTGTCAACCTTTTTTAAGGCGATAAATACTACGCAATAAGGAAATAGTATGCCAAGAATAAGTTTATGGAAAGATGGTGCGCACACCAACGATTATCGCTTTTTTGATCGTCGTATAAAAGAAATGTTTACAATCGGCGGTACAGGCATCAACGTACACAAGTATTTGGGCGTTGCAAACCAGTCCGGTGGTGATCAAGAACCTGATCCATTGGGCATACAAGACTTCTTATTTTTAGAAAACAGAGATAGAATATACGATCAAGACATATATGGCTTGCGTGGTATATACAGTGTAAGCGACACAGACTTTGACTTATCACAGTTTGGCTTGTTTTTAGCAAACGATACGCTGTTTATTACATTCCACGAGAATGATATGCTAAACAACCTTGGTCGCAAACTTATGGCGGGCGATGTTATTGAACTGCCACACCTTACAGATTTTAGCGCACTGGACGAAAGTGTAGAACTTAGCCTCAAACGTTACTATGTTATACAAGAAGGTTCGCGTCCAAGTGAAGGATTTAGCCCAACTTGGTGGAGCCATTTGTGGCGTGTTAAGTGTACACCACTGGTAGACAGCCAGGAATACACAGACATTCTCAATGTACTACAAGAGGATAAAGACGGCAATACAACAGACAACACACTTCGTGACTTGCTATCTACATACAATAAAGAACTTGAGATTACAAGCAAGATTGTAGAAGAAGCAGAAAAGGAAGTACCCGAAAGTGGTTACGATACAAGTCAATACTATATTGTTCCTACTGATCCTGTAACAGGTAGACCACTAGAGTCTAAAGGTGTAAATGCTGACGACACAGCACAAAATGCAGACAGTACCGATGCAAGTGCAGATGCTAGACGCATTACGCCTACTAACACCAATGCTTACAGCGGATACCTAGTAGGTGATGGACTTGCTCCTAACGGTGAGCCGATCAGTATGGGCACTAGTTTCCCTGGTGATGCACAAGAAGGTGACTTTGTACTACGCTTAGACTTCTTGCCAAACAGACTGTTTAGATACAGTGGATCACGCTGGATTAAAGTAGAAGATGATGTGCGTAGCAAACTTACACCTGGCACAGGATCAACACAGATGGATGGATTTATCAACAACACCAGCACGTTTACTGCAGACGATAACACTACTGCAACCAGTAGACAGTCGCTTAGTGATGCACTGAAACCTAGAGAAGATTAATGCCACAGCAATTTTTTTATGATCAACAAATTAGACGCTTTTTGCTGCAGTTTATTCGCGCATTCAGTAACTTTCAAGTAGAGTATGGCAAGGACAGAGATGGTAATACCACATTGGTTACTGTGCCTGTTAAGTATGGCGATGCTACTCGTATGGTAAGTAGCATTGTTCGTGAAAACAGTGAAAACAAAATCATTCCAACACCAATGATTAGTTGCTATGTAACTGGGCTGGAATACAATGCAGAGCGCAGACAAGATCCTACGTTTATTGACAAGAAGCATGTCCGTATGCGCAAGTTTGATCCTAACACAAATGAGTATACAACACAGCAAGGTAATGCTTTTACAGTAGAACGTGTTATGCCTGTTCCTTATACACTGCAGTTAAATGTAGATGTATGGACTAGTAACACTAATCAAAAACTACAGTTGCTTGAACAGTTACTTGTGTTGTTTAATCCGGCACTTGAAATACAAAGCACAGACAACTACCTAGACTGGACAAGTTTAAGTTATATTGAACTTGCACAAACACAGTGGAGCAGTAGAAGTGTACCAGTTGGAGTTGATGAGCAGATTGATATTGCCACGCTTTCATTTACTGTGCCTATTTGGTTAACTGCACCTGCTAAAGTTAAGAAACTTGGTGTTATTAACAAAATTGTTGCTAGTATCTATGATGATCAAGGTGGTATTGCAGAGGGTGTTATTGATGGACAAATATTACTAGGTGAGCGTCAGAAGTTTACACCAATGAACTTTGGTATTATTGTATTGGGCAACACTGTGCAAATACTGGATCGTAATGAGACAAGCACTAACAAAGTAGACTATACTCCACTAAATGATCCACCAACAAAAGTAGGCACAGATGATGTTAGTTGGGCTGCACTTATTAACCAATATGGCGAACTACAAAGTGGCATCAGTCAACTGCGTTTAGAACAAGGTACTGCAGAAATAGTAGGCACAGTTGCTTTCCATCCTAGTGATCCGCATAAACTATTATGGACTGTAGAAAGTGATACTGTTCCAACAAACGATTTGCCCGCTGTAACAAAGATTATTAATCCTCTACGCAGTGCACCTGATGCAGGACTTGCAGCGGCAGCACAAGGACAGCGTTATCTTATCCTCAATGATATTGGAGATGCAAGTAACACAGATGGTCCTGATGCGTGGGGTGATCTAGTAGCAGGTGCTAACGACATCGTCGAATATAATGGCACTAACTGGCAAGTAGCATTTGACAGTAGCAGTGATTCGGGTGTACACTATATGACTAATACTAACACAGGTTTACAATACAAATGGACCGGAACAGAGTGGGTCAAGAGTTATGAAGGCGAATATCGAGCAGGCGACTGGAGTATCGTTATCTAACAGCGGTGTCGGAGCGTTATTTTTAAGCAAATCAACAAGTAGATATATGTTTGTACTGCGCAGTGGCGCCAGGTATGACAGCATGTGGGCGTTTGTTGGTGGTAAGGTTGAAGCAGGGGAAACTGAGTATACTGCGCTACAGCGTGAGATTGTTGAAGAGATTGGCTTTATGCCACTTGTATTAAAAACTATCCCAGTAGAAAAGTTTACTAACAGTAAGAATAACTTTACTTACAGTACCTATGTATGTGTAGTAGAAGATGAATTTATCCCTAAACTAAACAGTGAACACAAAGGTTATGCCTGGAGTAAACTAGATTCATGGCCTAAACCATTACATCCCGGTGTGTTTACTACATTTCAGATTGATGAGATTGTTGATAAAATTAAAACAGTTGAAGAATTAATGTGCAATAGCACCTAGGCCAGCCAGGTTAAAATACTGTGTATAAGTTATTTCTTTAACATTGGGCACCCAGTTATATGCTTCTGGCATTAGTCCCGGATCTTTGCAAACATAGTAAAATTCTACATCATCATATGTTAAAAATATTCTACAAGCATCTTGTATGAGTTTTGCATTTGCACCTTCAACATTTACTGGCTTATATACCGCATGTTCACCAATATAAATGTTGTCATCTTCTTTATCATAGCAGGTCATGCCTACCATAAACACTTGCTTGTGTCCGTCTGCGCAAGCAAGACGTAGTGCAAGGGTGCCTATGCTTGCAGTAAACATTTGTGGATATAAGTGAAAACTGCCGGGGTGTGCTAGTATGTTTTTAACATTGCTGTATACAATGTTATCTTCACCATAGCCACTAGCAGCAATGTCTGCGCAAATATCTTTGTTTGTGGCAATTAAGAATGTTGGGTTAAAGTCTTTATATAACAGGTTACATCCATAACTCTGCCCTACACTGCGCACACCTCGAGCACCACCAACTTGTCCTTTAAGCAAGCGTAGATCAAACTTGTTTCTGGATTTACTGTTGCCAATAACATGTGCAACGCCGTCATGTTCATCATTGAGAATAGTTTTCTCAACCCAAGTCATGCTGTCTGGATCGTTGCGTGTTTTCCAACTAGTATTTGCGCTTACCATCTCTCCCAAGT